TTAACATAGTTTCAATAATTTTTTTTGCATGAGGTTTAATCGCATTAGGCATAGTTGTACGTACTACTTCAACACCAGTATACTTAAATTTATTTTCCTTAATACCTTCGTCGTCCAAGATATGCATCACGTATCTTTTTTTCTGAAGGAACACTCCAACATCAGCAATACATTCTCGTTTAAATATAAATCTACTATCCTTGGATAGTAGGGACTTTTTAGCCCACTTTTTAACTCCCTCGTTTAGATAATTTTCAATCTCTTGAATCTTGTCATGTGTATCACGATGTATGTCATTACCATCTAAAAACTTTAGACCCTTATCTACAAGCGGTGTAATAGAAACATATGATGAGTCAGTATCATTATATACAATACATTCTTCTAATTCATGATCAGTAATTGTGGGTATTTCCTTTTTAATAAATTCTTTAATAAGCTCATTCGAAAACTTAATTACCGCTTGACCTGTCAGCGTTACAGAGGAGGCAATATCATCATCTCCAATAGGAGCATTTTTATTACCCATGTAACCATAACACGAGTTAATAAGAATTTTAATAACCATCTGTGAAGTATTAAGTCGTTCGACCTCATACTTAGCATCAGTATATTCAGATGTATTTTTCTTAACCTTCTTAAGATTAGTTTTCGCCCTATATAGATCTTTTTTAATCTCTACGCGTTTATTATAATAATACTCTAAGAACTCCGGAATAATTCCTTTCTTCTTTTGCGTAAAGAGAACTCCGGCTTTAGATAAAGAACACTGTTCTTCTTTTAGAAACTTTGCAAAAGAGGGCTTATCAAGCTCAAAGACTTTACCAGAAACATGTTGTATAATAACTTTACTATCTGTTGTTGTCTCTACCTTACCTACTTTTGTTTCAGGTGAAGTGTTAAGAGATATCATCACGTTTGGATATAGTGAATTTGCGTCAAATGAAACAACATGATTTTTAAATCCTTGTTTAGGTTCTGCAACATAAGCACCAGGATTTTTACCTGTATCAGCATTTCGTACAAATGTTGAAATAATCTCACCTCGGTGCCTAGCCTTAATACAGAGAGCTCCATTAATCCCTTGAATGGTACCCATTGCCCCTTCTAGAGTAGTCAGTCCAACATATGAGAGCATTCTCAATAACGGGACATATTGTAGCTTTTGTTCTAACCTAACAAGAAGATTAACGTCCTGAATGTTGTAATCAATAAATGTGTCCCAGTCTTCATCAGATAGGGTTGCGAGATTCGAATCCCCGTAATCAATCTTTCGTTCACCTAATTCAACCTCACCAATTGCATCAAGTTTATATGACTCACGAAGCTTTAAACAAAACCTCCTGTATACATCTAGATAATCTAAACACGCAATACCATCAAGATAGTACCTTTTGAGATCTCTACCAAACTTACCTTTAACAGCTCGAAAATGTACTCTACCTAGCGGTGATAGTCTATCTACATAATCTTGACCGAGTATTCGCTCAATTCTATTAATAATGTAAGGTATATCAAAAAACTCTGAATTCCAACCACTTAAAATGTCAGGATAATCGTTTTCAAGATATTCAATAAATTTAATAAACATCTCTCGCTCATCTTTACAGTAAACATAATTCAGGTCTGGTCGACCTTTGCCGTTATACGGTTTAATTCCGAATGTATGGAACTTTTTAGTAAAGTTATCATAACATGTTATAACGTTTACAACATGTGTAGGGTCTTCTGGGTTAGGAAAAGAGTCCGGTGAGTACGTCTCAATATCTAACAAGCATGTTTTTAGCGGATGAGCACTAAACTCAGGCGTTTCGTTTTCCTCCCAGTATAAATCGAGCAAAAACTGCTGAACAGGGGGCATGTTTTCAAAAACACGCTTAACATTAGACTCTCTTACAAACCGTGATCGATCGTAACTTGTATTAAATTTACGCTTTCTAACTTTTGTACCGTAAATAGAGGTTTTTTCACCAGCAGTGTTTTCAAGATATAGATAAGGTTCAAAAGAGCATTCATGCATTACACGTTTACCATCTGTATCCCAAGTAAACAAATTAACGCAACGGTTACGACCGTTATATACAACATTGCGATACGACATCTATCTTATTATAATAAGATAGTTCCTAATTCCACTCTTTCAAAAACTCTCTCTCATCACTACCAAAGGGAGTAGTTAGAGCTTCGATGTGACAACCTATATTTTTATCTATTTCCAAAATTCTTTTCTCGCCTATTTGCCTCAGTTTATGTATATTTTGGTTATACTTGTTTTTCTTGCGGAGGATTCTCTCTATCTTGCTCTCAAATTCTTCCACGGTGTCAAATCTTAGGGTTTCTGGAGCAGTAGAATATGTCTCTATGTTTTGGCATAAACAGGGAATTCCTAAAGTACATGCTTCGATAAACTTAATATCTGATTTAGCTCTATTAAAATCATTTACTTGAAGCGGTGCAACCATTAATTGTGCATTTAGATTTGCAATAAAGTATGGATATCTTAACAAGGGTTGCCAGGGGTAGAATTCTATTTTCTTCTCCTGAACTAGATCTACCAGCTGAGGTGGAAACGCTCCAACAAATATCCATTGATATTTGTTGACTGTCTTTCTTATAAAATCTCTTACTTGAAATAAATCATCTTTTCCACCTACTTTATTATCTACATCATAATGTGCCCCAGATCCTGTATATAAAATTCTTGGCTTGCGTTTATTTTGCTCATACGCTATTTCAAGTTTTCTTGGATTATATATCTGACCCATCCAGCTATTGGGAACAAAATTTGGTATAACAGTAATATTTTTTTGCCCGGTTTTTTCAACATAGAGCTTTTTCATAAAATCACACGTAACTGTAACTTCATCAACTAAATTGATTATATCAATGCAATTTTGTCTCACTTCTTCAGTGTCAAAGGCAAATTTAAATTTATTATAATCAGGTATAACCTCTTTAAACACAACGTCATCCACTTCATATATAATCTTAAAGTCGTGCTCTTGTTGTACTTTCTTAAGAAATTTTATAAATTCTAATTGAGCGGACGATGCTTGTCTTTGTACCTTTACAGCCTTTACCCCTGTATACCACCTCGGATCTACTACCATGGCAGTAGTAGATTGAGACATACCGTCGCCCCTAGCATTAATAACTGCTTCAGGCCATAAAATTCGCCAATGACCACACCCAGAATAGTCAGCTAAATAATTTACAAACCGCGGTAATGTAGCTTCAATAGGGGACGGTCCTTTAGTTGGTTGATTTGGTTGGATATTATCCCGCCCATAATAATTTACTGCATACGGAGAAGCTACAGGTTCTGGAAATGGAGATGCACCGACAATCATGATATATATAGTTTATATTTCTCTATAATCTAGTCTACGCGTTATACCGTTTTCTTTTTCTAAATATATTACATCACCCGTTACTGCTTTAATTGACTCTTTACGGTGAGATATTACTATTGAACATTCATCAAGTTCTTCAACCCTATCCTGTAAAATGCGAGTAATAAGTTCAATACCCTTCTCGTCAAAAGATGAGTCAAATAGCTCGTCATAGATTGCAATATTATATTGTACACCTCCTTGCAGCCTTCTTATATCTGAAAAAGTAAACAGACACGCTAAGTCGATAGACTTTCTCTCTGCGCCAGAAAAGTTAAAATATGAACAAACCTTGTTTTTTTCATTTAACATTTCTTCTTCGAAATATTCATTGAAGATGCAAATTGAATTTGAGTCCAGTCGTTTAAGATAATGCAGTAAATTACTGTTTAAAAGTTCCAATAGCTTATTTACAATATATGATTTTACGCCTTCTTCGGATACAACATATTTAACAATATCTAATTTAGCTAATGCCTTCCTATACTTTTTTACTTTCTTTTCTAACTCGTCTACACGTTGTTTAGTCTCTATAATAAGCTTATCAAAATCAGTCTCGGTAGATTTAATAGACTCTAAATCACTTTTAAGTTCCTTTTGCCACTCATCTAACTGGTCGACCCGTTGTGTAATATTGTTTTTATTTTGTTCTTGTAATCTAGCTTCAGATAATTTATTTTGACAATCGTATATTACGTTTTGGAATTTATATTTCCTCTCTTTTAAAGTTTTTAATCCCTCGGAAAGAGATTTAATATGTTCTACTGCTTCGTGAATACTGTCTTTAAGTTTTTCTTTTTCTTTTGCTATAAGATCTGAATCATGCTCTT